GGGGCGTGTCTGTAGGTTCGGCAAGAATCATATTGACGACAAGAATCCCTTCAACAACTGCACAGGTTGACATTAGCTTCCCCTTATATTAAGAGGTTGCTGTAGTGCTATAAGATACGTTTAATTGGTCAGTATTTCCAACTGATTTTGGACCACCAGTAAATGCACCTACAGAATATAACGTACCGCCAGTATTTCCTAATGTAGCAGAAGCACCTGAACCCGTTACAATAAAACATCCACCAATTGCTGTAATAGTACCAGTAAATGAAAATGAGGTAGCTGAACTGCTTGCTTTTGTAGTTACGTTAGTACCTGGAACAGTTTGACCCCCAAGAGTAGCTGTGTTTGCAAATGCCACAGTACCGCGAGCAGCAAAGTTTGTTGTAAGTTCTGTCCAGCCAGCATGAGTAGATATTGTATCTGTTGGGGAATATGTACCAATCAATGTCGCTTGACCGCCTGTACCTGAACCTACACCAGTAGCTACAAATACTACACCTACTGTAGCAGATGATGCACCGATAGATGTCCAGTTACCGCCAGTGCCAACAACTGAAATTTGATACGTAGCGCCTACAGTAAAAGAACCGATATTTACAGTAGTGCCTGTTGAGCCTACAAGACCCATGTATGGACCTGTTGTTGTGTAAGAGGAACCTGATAGTAAAGTATTCAACATTAACTGTTTACCTACTTCAACTACTTGATTCTCAATAACATCTTCCCATTTTAAGTTGCCATCTTTATCATAGCATTTAGCTACGTAATGACCTTCCATACCAATTTTTTCACTAAAATCAGCTGACTTAATTAAAGTAGCGTTAGAAATATCGCCAGAACCTGTTGTTTCTTTATGCATAATAAACTCCTAAGAAAATCTAATAATGGCGTTATTTGCGTCCGCCGTTGGAAAAGTAATTGTAAAACTATTTGTTGCCGTTTTGTCAGAACCAAAATTTAACACCGCAACAGCGGCTCCAGTAGTGCTATTGTATATTAAAGCACCCCTACATGTAAAACTAGCTGGATTCCAAGTTACTGTATTAAATGAAACATATGCAGTTGAGCCACTATAGGCAGGGGGTATAATGGTCAGCGTTTCGCCTCCTGCGCTATATCCACCACCTTGAACCTCGTTTTGAGTATCATATGAAAGTGTTGCCGCACCTAAATTAGCGTTAGCGTCATATAGTGCAATAGCGTAAGTGTATGGTGTGCTAGCTGTAAAGTTTTCTAGCCCTGCTAAACAGTTATATTTAAATATAGTGCACTGGGTTTGAACGATTGCCATTATAGACCTTTATATTCCAAGCTAGTTTGACCCTTACGGTATGCATCATTACGTTCAAGACCATCACCAAGACGTTTAAGTTGACCTAAAGATTCTTGGAACATCTTTTCATAGTAAGTAACCATATCCTGTTCACCCTTCATAAAGATGATTGCTTCACGCATAGCACCATAAAACAGCACTGGGTCGTAGTTATCACCTAGCCATGAAGTACCTGATTGGTTTATTACTTGAGAAACGGGTACTTGAAAGCCTGTACCTGAACCGCCTATATATGATGAAGCAACTGTAAGAATGTCATTTGGAGCGTAGAGCGAGCCTGTATTTGTAACTGTTACAGAAGATACTATACCTTGTGTTGATACTACTACTGTAGCAACAGCCCCTGTTCCTGAATAAATATTAGTTGTGTTAAGGTATGATAAAGGAACATCATAATAGGTACCTGGTGTATAGGACACTCCTGGAGTAATCGTACCTAACCGTTCAATCTGACCTTGCACAATAGATAGTGGGTAGTAGAAATAATGTAATTCAGCCGTGTAGTAATCATTAGGGGCAGGTGCTAATAAACATGTCATATCTACTGCGTTAGCAATACTTGTACCAAAAACCGCATAGTATTTAGGTACCCCTGTTGATGTCGGGTCTGGGTATGCCTCACGCAAAAAGTTTACGTCTTTGTTTAAAAGATATGAGTATCTACCTGTACTATCAATAACAGCAATAGAATACGTAGAAAGCCAATCAGTAGGAAGCGAAAGGTATGGGTTTGCAGTGGTTAGTAGCCCTGTTACATTCTTACGTAGTGAGGGGATTTGCACTGAATTATAAATGCGCTTTTCTGCCTCTTTTACAAAAAAGGGAATATTAGATACAAAAAGAGCTTCTGTATTCTCAGAATAATCCTGAATTGCTTGAGCTAACTGGGTGTAGTTCATTAGCCCATTTTTCCACTAATCTTACGGCCTTTAGTAGCAGCACCGTAGCCACGCATTTCGCCAACACCATATGGATTAATACGGCTAGCACCGCTATCACCAATACTAACATTCATAGCGCGTGTTGAAGGACCTACATCTTTAGCTGCACGAGAGTTTGGGTTAACGCTGTCTTTAATGTCTGAACTATATGTGTTGTTCATTGGTTGCTTGTACACACCAATATCGTTGCCACCACCTGATGGATATACAAAATCAGTATACGCGCTAGCATCTTTGTTTTCTTTAGCGTGTCCTAATGGATAGGAGTCAGCTGGTGTTGCTTTTACAGAATCATTTTTAGCCATGATGTTATCCTTGGTTTGCTACGCGAGCTAGGTTACGACCCACTGATTTCATTGAGTCAGATGAAACGCCTTTTGAACCTTTGCCTGATTGAACGCCAACTTTTTTACCGTCGTCGCCTAAGTTCTTACCTTTTGTTTTGCCTGATTGTGTAACACCATCAGCGCCTGATTTATATGCCATTTTAAAACTCCTAATATTAAGTTGTTGTTATCGTTACTATACCTACTTGACCTAATGCAATCAAGTCATTTGGTGTTAATACTGTATCAAACTGACTCGCACCACCTACAGGCGCCCAGCCCCACTGAATCTGACGGCTACCATCGGTTGCGTATCCATCTGCGCCTAATCCACCAGCAACATAGCTAGTATCTGGACGAGGTTCTCTAACCGCCTGTGGGTCATTAACTGGGTACATCCCCAATTGTAACTGTGGATGGTCAGGGTCCCAGCATTCTGGACACACTTTAATACTGACCTGTTTAGTCTTAATCGTTAGCTTCTTAAGCTCTGTTAATTTGTATCTTTGTCCACATCTATCGCACTGGGCAATACTGTGCTTACCACTAGCGTACTTGGTTGGCATTATCTTGTATAACTCATGTTACGTGGGACGAAACGAATACTCGCTTTCTCACGGTCTTCTGCTGCAGCTAAGTCAAACTGTTCTTCATAGTCTGCTTTTAGTGCTGCAACACGATTAGGGTCTACACCTTGAATCTTTATCGAAAGATAGTACGCCAAACCCGCGACCATAGCCGTAAGGAAACGAAACGGTATATCCTGCGTATTAACACCATCGCCAGCATCATTAATGCGACGCAAACGCCAATAGACAAAGGTATACTGATTGCCAGGGTTGTTAGGAGTCGGCCACACATTGATTTGAGGAAATTGAATACCATCTGGTGTCGTTGCTCCTGATTGGCGGTTAATCCATACTTGGATAGGGCGGCCCGTAGTTAACTTGTTTGGAATCGTTGAGTATGTAGACTCTGAAATTCGGTTGATATTAATATCTGTTTGGTTTGCTGCACTGCCCGCATTAGTACGGATTACTTGGTCTAATAAGTCAATAGTGTTTACTGGTAGGTCATAAGTTGCTTGCCCTGTAACCATAGGGATTGCGCCCTCTTCGATAGTCCACAAGTTAATCCCACGATTAGCCCACTCGATAGTGAGCAGGTTGAGTGAGCGCCGCGCCGTGCGTAAATCATAGCCCGTGCGAAGTTCTGAACCACAACGTTCAAAAGCCTCTTCTACGAGGTCATTTAAGTCTAAATTAAATGCGGTGGTTCCAGTAGTAGTCATGTATTTACCAAATAAAAATGATTTGAATTAGCACAAGGTTAATGATTAAGTATTCCGCGCCATCAAGCTCTTCATATTCTATCCCAGCCATCAACCCTTTAATTAAATTAATACTGTGTAGTTCAATCATTATTTTTTCGCAGTCTTTAAAGAGTTAATAAAATCTTGTTTTGATGGTGCGCCTTTACTTCCAGGCTTACGCATCTTTTCGCCAGACCCTGCAGCAATACGTTTCTTCTTGGCGTTGATATTATCGTAAAGCCCTGGTAGGTTAACCTTACCGCCTTTTTTATATACTTCAACATCATTAGGGTCGTCCTTACGAACAATCTTTTTACCCTTCGGCATCTTTGAAGGATTAATATCGCCCATGCCTCGTGAAGGTAACATTATCGCATGCCTCCAAACATTGAGCCTAACCCTGCAATCCCTTGAAAGTTTTGTTGTGGATTACCTTGTTGCATTTGTTGCATGGCTTGTAACTGTTGTAACTGCTGAATCATTTGTGGGTTCAGTTGTTGCTGCCCCACTCCTTTACCACCCATGCCTTGTTGCGCATATTGTTGCATCTGTGGGTTCATCTGTGGTGGCATACCTTGTGGAGCATTTCCGCCCATTGGGTTACCAGAGTTATATGGGTTACCGCCGCCCTTAGCGCCCATACCTTGTTGAGGAGCTTGTGGCATTTGTGCCCCGCCTTTACCTCCCATACCGCCCATAGGTCGTTTCCCACCTGCACCTGAACCCTGACCTGCGCCGCCCATACCCATGATTACACCATCTTCCCGCGAGTTTTACCGCGTTGTGCGCAACCATCTGCACGTGATGAAGCTGAACCGCCTTTAGCCATCTTCATAGTTTTACCGCCGCCACACATACCACCAGCTTTTTTCTTTTCTGGTGTTGGAGCAGGTTTATTAGTACCCATAACAGAGTCTTTAATACTACGTCCTAAATTACCTAGCATTTCCATCGTGCCAGGCTGTGACTTGTCTGCATCACTTTTTACTGCTGAGTCATATTTTTCTTTAGGTGTTGCGTCTTTATATTCTTTAGTCATTTTGTTATCCACTTTTGGTTTTGTTGCTGGTTTAAGTGATGTACGGTCCTGAAATATATTACGAGTCCGTTTATAATTTCCTTCTTGGTGTTGTGACAAAAAATCACTATGGTGGGGCATTGTAGTCTTAGTTGGGCCTTCATCCATTAGTTTATATCTGCCAGCCATGATTAACAGAACTTTCCTTTAGTCTTACCCTTAGAAGCAATGCCATCTGCACGTGATGAAGCTGAACCGCCTTTAGCCATCTTAGCGCAACCACCTTTTTTCATACCCATCATTT